CATAAATGTCTACATTGAATCCTGCTCTGGTTAAGAAAAAAGCAACCCATGAACCAATACCACCTGAACCACCTACAATAAATTTGACAGGTTTTTTATACCATAAGGCATCTTGAAATCTTTCTCTACTCATATTAATTTTAAATTATTAAGTTCTTCTAAAAGTTCATCAATAAAATAAAAGGCATCTTTATTAAAATACAAAGTGTCTGTAAACATTTCAATTTGTTGTTTTAGAAATTCATCCTCTACCATATTTAATTTAAAGAAATCTTTTACATAAATTCTAAAATCATCTACCATAGTTTTTGCATAGCTTTCAACTAAAAATGATTTATCTCTTATGTATAAATTATCAATGTCTTCTAATACATCATCTAATGTTTCTTTGTTTTTTAATCCTATACCTAATCTTAAAACATAAGCTATAAAATCTTCATTAGGATAATCATCTACTAATATAGATTTATCATCAAAACCTTCCCAACCATAAGAAGTATTGTAATTAACCCAATCATCTAAATCTAATTTGCTTTGATAACCTTGATAACTTTGATGATTTTTATTTACAATTGCAACAGGTTTAGGTTTTATAATATTCTCATATTGTTTCATAAACTCTTTATCATCAATAGATAATTTAGGAACAATTACATTACAATCATAATAACCTACATACTCATCTTTGTCGTTAGTATAAGTTTCTTTCATGTTATTATCTATATCCTGATATTCATAAACAGATGATCCCAATACTTTTAATCTAAATGCTAACTTACAAGAAAACTCATACTTATTATTTATAATGATACTTAAATAAGGTTTAATAAATTCTGAGTTTTCATTTACTTCTTCTAAATCTGTTCCTGAGAAAAATGTATTCATAGTATGATGAGAATGTAAATGACCTATTTTGTATTCCAGGTAATTATTCTCAACCATAAAATTTAATACCCTTTCATCAAAACTATAAGAGGTAAATGATACAGAACCTTTATCTAAAGGAATTAAGTCATGTACTTCAATAAGAATACTTTCTTTATGTGTTAAAGAACCTTCAATGCTATATACAATACAACCTGACCATTCTATTTTATTAATGTTTTCACATAAAAATTTCATCTTATTAAATGCTTTTTCACTTAAAAACACATTTAAATTGTCACCTATTTTCTTAAAAGGGAGTTGAGGTTTCCTCAAAATTGGCTGACTTGTAGAAATTAAAGAATCTTGTTTCTTCAATGAGGGTTGCTGAGTAGATTTCATTGAATCTTTTCTCCAAAATTTGTTTAGCATAAATTAAAAAGTTTTTATCAAGAACAAAACCAATAACATCATCGTTATTTGCAGTATTATCCCCAATTGTAAAGAAATATTTTACTCCATTAAATAAAAAATACTTATTTAAACTAATACTTGGTAAAGCATCTGTTATTATTTCACCATTTCTTGTCATAATAAGAAATTCTGAATAATAAGAGTTTGGTACTTCATCAAGTATAAATTTTTCTAATAAACTTAAATCATCAGTAATTTTAAGTTTATTGTTTTTAATAGTTACTATATCAGAAATAATAGTAGGACTAAATGAAAAGTTTTCAGCAATTGCATTAACATATTTAACTAAATGAAAAGGATCATTAGGTCTTTTATATATTTCTTTTTCTTTATTATTTACAGTAGCTATTTTTATATAAGGTACACCTTCTAATGATTCATGTTGAACTGTAGTTTCAATTACTCTTAAAAACAATTCAAATAAATCTGCTATATTAGATTTTGATAATATTGCATCTTGTAATAATGCCATATTAGCAATTACAGGAGTACCATTACCAAGACAAAATCTTTTAAATTCTGTATTTTTTTCTAATACTCTATTAAGGTCAGAAAAAACACCTGATGATTGTAAATGAGAATGTATATAACCTGTTTGTGCTTCTGGATAACTAAAAGTAGTTCTTAAACCATGTAATTCACTATTTATTATAGAACCACGTTTATCCATTTTAAATTTTACAAATAGATTTGATATAGGTCTTTTTTCATTATTAGTATTACTAATGATGAAAAATGGAAAATGAATAGTAAATACAAGTTTTGGTATTAATCTGGTTAATGATACTCTTTTATCTATATCTATATTACCTTCATCATCTTCATAATCTTCATCCCATATACTTGACACATACCATCTTTCTCCATTATAATTAATAAAACTTTGTACTTTTATATTTTCATCTATGTTACATTCATATTCTTCAAGTTCATCTGATTCAAATTCAATAGTGCTTTCAAATCTTATTCTTGAATTTACTGCACCCATTAATAAATGATGATAAAATGGAAAATGTATTTTTTTATAGGAATCGTTGTGTTTGTATTTTAAATTAACTATGTTATTTAGTTTGTCTATATTAAGTTTTCCATCAAAATGTAATTTAGATAAATAATCAAATTCTAACATGGTGATATATTTTAAGTTAGAAAATAAAAAAAGAGTGTCTTTATTTAAGACACTCTTTTAAAAAACAAAAACTACTATTACAGGTTGTTTCTCATTTTAGATAACCATTCAGCTTCTTCTGTGTTAAGATTAGCATTAATCTCATCTTCCATAGTTACTTCACCTCTTAGTAATTCAAATGCTCTTTCAAAATCACTTGTTCTCAAATCATACTCATTGGTTTCCATTAGATGACTAATACAATCTTCAATAGTATTAAATGAATAAGCATTATCTGATTGCTCATCTTGATTTTCATACCAAGCAGACAATAAAGATTCTAATTCAGATCTACTCTTAGTAGTATAGTTTCTACCATTATTAAAGAATCTGTTTGCAGATTCACTTGATTTTACTAATACACTAATTTCATTTCTTATTTCAAGATAAGAAGAACCAGATTTAGTTTTCTCTGGGGATAACATTAATACAAAATCTGTTTCAGGTAATCTTGCATCATCTAATTCCAAAGTAGTATTTGTTTTATTTTCTACTGCTTTCATAGAATTAACATTTACTCCCTGATTGAATAGATGTTCTTTTAGTTGACCCCAAGTTGTAGCATCTGAAGAAACTAATTTTAAACCTGTGGATGTGGAATACACTTTTACTGTTCTCATTGTTAAAAATTAAAAAGTTAAAAAATTAATTAAAAGGCTCTTTTTTCCTGCTTTTATAATATCAGCAGGATCTTTTTCTTCTGTAGGCAATGTTAATGATGTTGCCTTAAATGGATATGAATTGTTGATGTACTCTACTAATTTTAAAGATGCTTTTTTACCTGTTTCATCATTGTCAAATAAAACAATTACATTTTTACTCATTTGTAGATAATAATATAGAATTTCCATATTTGGAAACATTCCCTCATTTTGAAAATATATAGAGGTATATCCTAAATTAGTAAGTACCCTCCAATCTTTATAACTCTTTGATATAATTAAATATTCTGTACCAAAGATGGGAAATAATAAAGAACCACCTATTGTATTTTTAGTGGCATTGGTCATCCACTTAAATTCAGTTGCTTTTGGCTTACAAATTTTTACACTTCCATCATGAAATCTTATTGTATAAGTTGTTTCTTGTGGAAAAGGTGTAAAAATACTTCCCTTTACCTTATACCACTTTGTAGCAAAAACATTATCCTCTATTAAATTAGCAGAACTAATTTCATACTGTGACCAATATTTTTTATGATACTCATCAAAAGGTTTTGGACAAAATTCAATATCTGATTTAGATGATGTTACAATGGAAGATGAACTTTTTGAATCAATATTATTTTTTATATTCATTTTATGAAAATCTTTTTCATAAAAATTATCATATATAAATGATATAGCATCTTTAAGTTTTAGATTATATTTTTGTTGTATTAAACCAACAGCATCTAAGTTTACTTTACCATAGGTATTTGCAAAATCAGTAAAATATAATCTGTCATCTCTCCATTGTACCCAACATCCTGGGCTATCATCTTGTCTAAATGGACTAGTGATATATGTATCAGTATTAAAATCTCCCAATACATGATTAAAAACTTTTTCTTGATTTATTTTAGAAAATAGTTCTTCAATAGTTAGATTTTCATCAGATTGATAGCCATACATAATTAGAGATTTAATCCCATGAAGATTGAATTACTTCTTCATTGGAATCTTTATAAAAATTAGATTTTACAAACCATTCTGTTCTTGTTACAGGATGAATTACAAATGTAGAATCATTTTCTGAAAGATACATCAATCCTGTAGAAGAATTAAACTCTAATGTTTTACCATTTATTTCAACACTACTTTTCTTACCATTTACCTGACAAGTATAAGTAGTACCTTGATAAGTGGCTACTCCATCTTTAATAACAATAGGATTAAAATTACCTTCTACAGTTTCAATAAATACTTTACCTTGTTTTACATTAGAAGGAATCTCAATGTACTTTTTATCAGTACCTGATTTAGGTTGCCATTGATATTGACAGAAAACATCAATAGGTTTGTAAGAAAAATCTTTAGGTAATAAATCAGTTAAAGCATCACAAAAAGATTTAAAGTTATGAACTGTTGATAAAGCTGTTCTTAAATCTTGTTCAGTAACAAAACATTTCATTAACTGAGTAAGCTTTTGATTAAACTCATTAAATGCTGCTTTCATTTCTGGTGAGTTTTTATCAGTAACTTTATTGCCATCTTTATCAATAGCTTGAGTTACAGGAAATTGTCTCCAACTTCTAATTCCTCCACCAGAAAATTCAAAAGATACATCCAAACATTCTAGTGGAGTATTGTCTTTACCTCCATTTGGATTATATTCTAATTTAATAAGATTAACCTTTTGATTTAAACCAAAAGACATTGAAGAAGATTGTTTGTCATCACTTTGATAGCCGTACATAAATAAAATTTTAAATAATTAAATAATTTGATAATTTGGTTCACTAATTTGTTGTACTGTTTCTACTTCTAAATCATCTACAAGATTTACTAAAACTTGAATAGATTTAGTTTTCTTTCCTTTTAATTTAGGATGTTGAAAAATACTTTTTAATTGTCTTGTTGATAAATTGTACTTTTCTTGAATGTCATCTCTTGTCATTCCATTGTCCAAAGCAGTTAATACTTCTGAGATTTTTAAATTAATTTGATCCATTGTTTTTGTTTTTAATAAGTGAAAAAATAAATAATTACTCTCCTGAATAATATTTGTCAACCATTTCAATGACTAATCCTAAATCATTTATCATTAATCCTGGTAACATTCCAGGTGCAGATTTAGCAGGATATCTGCCATCAAAATTAGTTACAAATTGTTTAGATACTTTTTTAGTTTTAGTATCAAATTCTTGATGACCATATAATACTATATCAAATTTACCTTCAATAGTAATATATTGGTCAATCATTTTACCTACTGTTTTAGCTTTATAAGTTGTACCATAAGTATTTTGTACTTCTTCTGGGTGAGTCAATATAATAATATTGCCTTTAAACTTAGTTAAAGCTTTAAATATTTGACCTATTTGATAACCAATGTCAGCAAATTTGTCAAAACCACTTGTTTTAGCTTTATCCATGTAATAATCTGCCATAATGTATTGAAAATCATCAATTACTAAATTAGTAATCTGAGGTTTCTTTTCATTAAGTATAGAGATTAAACCTGCAATAGCTAAGCCATCATTAGTATCTACATAATTACCTGTAGATAAATCTTTACCTTCTATTGGTTTATAAAGTTTTTTCCATCCTCTTGCAGGAATATCTTTTCCTGATACATTTACAATAAATGTATTTGTTGGATTTAAACCTTTAATTCCAAGTTCTTCACTTGGACAGATAGAGGTACTTTTGCCGAAACCTGATTCAGCAATAACAAGAATTTTTGCCATTGTTTTTAATTTAATGTATTTAAATAGTTTTAAAATGTTTTACATTACCTAACATTTGTACTGCTAAATGTTGAGGACATTCAGTATCACGAGATTCTACTAAATGTATTGACCTATAATTTGGATATTCTGATAAAGTATAACCAAAATGTCTACTTAATCCATATTTTTCATCAGTAGGATTAAAAAGAGTTAGAAGATAATCACATTCTTCTGATAAGTTACCTGAATCTTTTACATCTTCACCTGTTGGGTAAATGTATTCTCCATTGAATTTTAATCTCTCTATATTAGATATAGATCTATTAAGATGCACAATATGTACAAATGTAAAATGACAAAAATTACGAAGTTCTACTGTGTATTCTATCCATTTATCCATATTTTCTTTAATGGAATATCCTCTTTCTCTTTTTAATTTCCTAATGTGGTCAGTAACAATAATTGTTCTTTTCTTGTAATCATGAGAATTGTAACCTAATAATTTTTTCTTTTTAACTTTTTTACCATCCTCTACAGTTTCATATTCCTGATAAGTAAATTCACCATTTGATTTAGCATATTCCAATATAGTATTTCTCATACCTGTTGGATTATCTCTGTCTTCCATAAATTGAATAACACCTTCCTTAATTTGTTGACCTCTTATATCATATTCTCCAAACAAGGGTATTATTCTATTTTGATAAATCTGTTTCAAAATTTCTTCATGTTCTTTAGACATGGGTATTAACTCACCTTGATAATCCTGAAGTTTACCTAAAAGATATCTTGAAGACAAAGGATAACTAATACCATTATGAACTATTGTATCTATGTTATAATCATGGTTAAAGAAATAAGAAGCAAAATCAAATTCTTTTTTTACTCTGTCAATTTCGTATGAAAAATAAATTACACTAATAGGAATATTATTACTCTGACAATACAATATAGGATTAATAACAAAGGCAAAGTCTACAAGAGTAGATTTACCTACTTTAGGAGCAGCAGCAATACCATAGATAGCTTTTTTTTGTACACCATCTATTGCTCTGTCTAAAGGTGGGAGTCCTGTAGATAAACCTTTATTATCTCCTAATTTACCTTGATTTAATGCTTCTATAAAATTCATTATTTCATTAATTTACTATTGGGATCTTCAAGTTGTTTAGATTTAATTTCTAACAATCTCTCAACCCATTGAGATAATAAAGATGTTTTCCATGTACCTTGACCATCATAAATAAATCTTTCAGCAGTTTTAACATATTGTGGTTCAACTCCTCTCAGATACATTTTAGTAGCTTCTAATACATCTTGTTTTCTAACATGTGGGTTTTCTTGAAAAAACACTTTCATTCTTGCAATGCATGTTTTTTTAGAACCAGATCTTTCTTTGTTTTTACTTGCAAATAATTCTCTGTATTCATTTACCCAATCCCATACTGAATCTATATTTTGGTTATCGTATAAGGCAACATGCCATTCTAAAGTATTTGTTTTATAATCTCTTTCTACAATACCAATGCTATTTACTTGTCTAATTGTTTCTTCAGAAAAATAAACAGTATCTAAATTGTGAAAACATGCTAACAAATACAATTGACCTTCATAGATATCAATATTAAATTCTACTAACAACTTTTCAATTTCAGGATTTAATTTCATAGTATCAATATTTTAATTTTATCAGGATCTAATCCAATTAATGCTTTTTTAGTCCATTCTTCATCAACAGTATTTGCATAATAAGTAATGTATATTTTAGCAGTTTCATCATCTTCCATGTTACACATTCTCATAACTTTTTGAATAGCAGATTCTTCAGAACTCTTCATCTGATGAAATATACCTATTTTTAAGTTAGGAAAAGTGATACCCATATTAGTCATCTCACACACTGCAAGTTTACTAATTTCATTAGACATAAATTTATCTAATGTATCAATAGGAGATTTGGAATGATAACTATCTGCTAACTCATTTGCAACTTCTGTTCTTGCTGTAAAAATTAAACATCTTTCATTTTCTTGTATAATCTTTTTAACTGCTTCAATTTTAGTTCTGCTTTCATAAATTAAAGATGCTCTTTTAGATGCATAAGTCATTTTTACTGTTTCAAACTTTTTATTACCCCAAGACATCTTTTTGAATCTTTCAAATTCTGATGTAAGATATTGATAATTATGGTATTCTGAAGTAAAAAACTCTTTGTCTTTAGAACCTGCTTTGATGTATTTGTTAGTAGAATTTAATGTAACAGGTACTAAATATACTTCATAATTGGCAATTATCCCAGCATTTATTGCTTCTTCTATTGAATATTTAAAAATAATATTTAAATCTAATTCTTGTCTTAATTGTTTTTCAGTTTCTTTAGAGATAGAGCCTGAAACACCTAAAATTGGACAAGTTGTTTCTTTTAACAAATCTATTTGTGATTGAGATAGAGTATGTATTTCATCACAAATGATAATGCTATAAGATGTAAGATTTACTTTAGATAATGACCTTTGATTTATAAGAGTAATATTTTTTGATTTTACTTT